CGAGGGTTGGTGCAGGGGTGGGCGCGAGGGTTGGGGCGAGAGTCGGCGCAAGGGTTGGTGCGAGAGTCGGCGCAATGGTTGGCGCAAGGGTTGGCGCAAGGATAGTTTGTGAATATGTTTTCATCATGGAATAGTGTATTGGATAAGATTGTGAAACGTATGGATAAGATTGTGAAACATATGGATAAGATTGTGAAATGTATGGATAAGATTGTATCCAACTATTTTGATAATTGTAAGAGGTTATATGAAATAATATTTTGTCTATTTCATCAAACACATTATGATTGTGATTTATCGATTCACTACTAAATATTAAAGAAGCAAATACTAATATAAATAATAAACGCATTATTATGATAATATTGATAAAGAAAATAATCTCTATATGAGCGCAAAAATATTTATTGGAATATGTGGACTAATTATCGCAACACCACTTATACATGCTTTAATTATGTATAGCATATTTATTGGAGGAACGTATTTCATTCCAATGATAGAACCCTTATTTCATAATAATAAAAAAAGTCTTTTACCGTAATTTTTGATTTTTATACATGGCGACAAAATGTTCACAAATAATGATAATAATTTCTCTACATGGGATGTAGAGAAATATATGGATAACAAAAAACAATCAAATGTTGAAGATATGTAGAGACTGAATAAGGGGTGTCGGTCAAAAAAGAGAAAAAAATTATCTTTTAGCAATATATAAAAAATGGCAGGCGCATTGATGCAAATTGTTGCTTATGGTGTTCAAGACACCTTTTTGACTGGTAACCCAGAGATCACCTACTGGAAAATCTCTTACCGTAGACACACCAACTTCGCTATGGAGTCCATCGAACAAACTTTCAATGGACAGGCTGATTTCGGAAGACGTGTGTCTGCTGTGATGAGCAGAAACGGTGACCTTGCTTACCGTACTTATGTCCAGGTTACTCTCCCTGAGATTAACCAGTCGATGGCGGCTTCTGGAAAAAATGTTTATGCCCGTTGGCTCGATTTCCCCGGTGAGCAACTCATTGCTCAGGTTGAGGTTGAAATCGGTGGACAGAGAATCGACAGACAGTATGGTGATTTCATGCACATCTGGAACCAGCTCACAATGTCTTCTGAGCAACAGAAAGGATACTACAAGATGATTGGTCACACCACTCAACTTACTTATATCACTGACCCCACCTTCGCTGATATTAACGGACCCTGCTCTGCTTCTGCTGGACCTGGACAAGTTTGCGCTCCTCGCAAAGCTCTCCCTGAGACCACCCTCTACATTCCTCTCCAATTCTGGTTCAACACCAACCCTGGATTGGCCCTCCCTCTCATTGCCTTGAAATCTGTAGGGCAGAAAAGCATCCAACCCATTACATGCGAGAACTGTGATGGGGAATATTTGTTAGGGGCTCGCAATGGCTTTAGCCATCCCCAGATGCTAGTCACTTGCTATTAACACCTTAGTTAAAATAACTAAGGTAGTGTTGACAAGCGGCAACACCTCCAAATTGCGGGAAGTTCGTAAAGACATAATTCCTGTTTGTAAAATATATAAAGAATCTATCAGAAGTGCTATTAGTGGAAAAATGAAAAAATGTTGTAAATGCAAAGAAATTAAAGAATTTGAATGTTTTGGAAAGTTAAAAAATGCGGTCGATGGTTTAAGATATGATTGTAATGATTGTCGTAAACAGTATAGGGAAGAAAACAAAGTTAAAATTGCTGAAAAACAAAAAGAATATTATCAAAAAAACAAAGAATCGTTAAGTGAAAAAAATAAAATATATCGAGATAAAAATATTAACAAAATTAATGAGCAACGCAAAGAATATCGAAGTCGGCCTGAAATAAAAGAACAAGCCAAAATAAAAAACAAAGAATATTTGCCAATTAGAAAAGAAAATGTCAAATTAAGACGACTTACTGATAATTGTTTTAAAATTAGAGAAACATTAAGAAGCAAGTTGTATAAGGTTTTAAATAATATTGGTACAAGTTTTGGAAATATTTTAGGTTGTTCAAATGATATATTAATAAAATGGATTGAGTTTCGGTTTGATAATAACATGAATTGGGACAATTATGGTGATTTATGGCAAATCGACCACATTTTGCCAATTACAAAATTTGATTTTAACAATAAAAACGACATTTCAATATGTTTTCACTGGACAAATTTACAACCATTATACAAATGCGAAAATAAAAGTAAAACAAATAAATTAGAATTACATTATTATTACAACAACATAGTAAATGTTCATAGATTCTCACAGTATTACAAACAAGATGGGTACCAAGCAATAAACGAAAGTTTATTGTGGCTGAGAAAGAAACTCAGGTATGGTAATAATCCCATGTATGAAAACACGAAAGTGTTTGAAATCGATAATCCGCAGCCAAGCCTCTAACCCCGTTATAGTAAGGATATGAGGAAGGTTCAACGACTAAATGGAAGTGGGTCTGAAGTGTCTAACTAACACTAATGATGGCTTAAGATATAGTCTATTCCCCGGCTAAGTTCAAATAATCTAGTTGATTGGTTTTTGAATGCCGATAAATACACCGAAAGGTGGGGTATCGTGAAGTACAGTATCACGAAGTTAAAATCAACATTGATTTCCGTCCTATTGGTGAGTGCCTCTGGGCTGTTGGCTCCATGAGTGAAACCACTGGAACTGTTAGCGTTACCAGCGCTTACCAGGCGTCTCTTGTTGCTGCTTCTCTCTATGTCGATTTCATTTTCCTTGACACTGATGAGCGCAGAAAAATGGCTCAGAACCCTCACGAGTATCTCATTGAGCAACTCCAGTTCACTGGTGATGAGTCCGTTGGTTCCTCTTCCAACAAAATCAAACTCAACTTCAACCATCCCTGCAAAGAGCTCATCTGGGTTGTCCAACCTGATGCCAACGTCGACTATTGCGCTTCTCTCACCGGAGGTACCGACCTTTACAAACTCCTTGGTGCTCAGCCCTTCAACTATACCGATGCTCTCGATGTGCTCCCCAACGCCATCCATGCTTTCGGTTCCTCGGCTGAGACCTCTGGTGCCCAGGCTTTTGTCACCAATAGCAATGTTTTCCAGATGCCTGGTGCTTTGAACGCTTCTGTTGCTGGCGGTAATCAGGCTAATGCTGATTGGACCAACATGACTGCTTTTGATGTCAACGGAACTGATGCTGTAAACGGTTCCACTGTCTCTGATGCTGGTACTTTCGTTCTTGCTGAGACTGCTCTCGACATGCACTGCTGGGGCGAGAACCCTGTTGTCACTGCCAAACTCCAACTCAATGGTCAGGACCGTATCTCCGAGCGTGAAGGTTCTTACTTCGATGTTGTCCAGCCTTGGCAGCACCACACTCGCCATCCCGATACCGGTATTAACGTGTACTCCTTCGCCTTGAAACCTGAGGAACACCAACCTTCGGGAACCTGCAACTTCTCCAGAATTGACAATGCTACTCTCCAACTTGTCCTTTCCTCCAACACTGTTGCCTCCGTTAACACTGCCAAAGTCCGTGTTTACACCAGAAATTATAATGTTTTCAGAGTCATGGCAGGCATGGCGGGCGTGGCGTATAGTTCGTAAGGGACCTACATACAACGTGTTCTATTGAATGTATGGATAAATAAATTGTTTTTATACATTTTTGCGATTCTGTAAATTTGTTTTATTATAAAAAATAAAATAAATATCAAATTCAAACAAAATTATTATTTATTATCGTCATCATTGTCTATTTTTGATTGTGTTTCTTTTTCTTTACGTTTACGTCTTTGTTCAGCCATTTCAGCGGCTTTCATACGTCGAAATTCTTCATCGCCATATTTTTCACGTTGACGTTGACGTTGGATTTGTTTTTTGATTCGACTTTCTTCGCGAATATCTTCTCTTGATTTCTTTTGATTATTTTTTCGGATAGTATTGATTCCATGTTGTGGAACTTCTTCTGATAAAGAATCAATGTATGTATTAAAGTTATTATATATTTTTACAAATTTAGTTATCATATCGTCATAATCATTGTCACGTTTCATTGTATTACATTCAAAACAGCAAGGTCGACAATTATCATATACGTATCCTATAGTTGGGTCATACCTATCAATTCCATTGATGTGATGATGTGTATTTTCTTTTCCACACATATAACATTTTTCACTTATAATATTGTAATATTGGTCTTCAGTTAATTCAAATACGTATCCGCGCTTGAAAGCACTTCGGCGTGAATTTTCTATGCTACTACCAATATGGTCTGCGAATAAATGTGGATGACGTTTTCCACAAATAAAGTCAATATGAGTAAGTATATGTTCAATTCGCATTAAGAATGTATTTTTATGTAAAGCACCTTTCATTAAGTTACACATTTTACAACAACTCACACAGTTTCCAGATACGTATCCAGCATTTGAATCCAATCGGTCAATTCCACAAATTGTTTTATGTGTTTCAGTTTCACCACAATAATAACATGGTGATGTAACTAATTCAGAATATTCTTCTAGGGTTAATTCACATGAATGTCCACGTTGAGGAGCAGTCGTTCGCAAATTTTTATAGTTAGCGTCAATCGAATTTAACTTTTTATTATTTATTTCAGCAACCTTTTCCTGATTTCGTTCTCTCCATTGTTTCATATTTTCAGCATTTCTTTCCAAATATTCTTCTTGTTTTTCTCCTATCTGGCGACCTCGATAGTTCAAATGCTTCAATACCACTTTTTCATAATTGTTTTCTGCCCATTCTTTTTTTACAGCCTTTCGTTCCGGTTTTGCTTCATTTTTAAGGGCAACTTCATTGCGATGTTCAACATATCTTCGACTATCTAATATTTTTTGTTGATTTCTACAATCTTGACACGTTTTTGTAAATTTATCAACATCACCCCTTTCCGGAATAAATTGGTCTTTTTTCTTATCTTTCAAACATACTGTACAAGTTTTCAACGCAATCTCAACACCATCTTCAATCGTATACGTAATTTCATTATAGTTTTCGGCAACTTTCGAACGACGCGCATTGTCAGTTTCACGCTCTTTCATTCGACAACTTAAACAACGTACAAATTCATCATCCAGTTCCATAATCTCTCGACAACCACGAATCGCATTCTTACACGCCTTCTTTCCAGAATCTCTCACTTCGTCCAAAAATACATCCAATTGATGTTTCAAACAATATCGATTTAACTCAGACCGTTTGAATTTACATCCGTCATGTTCACATTTTACAACTTCTTTCAGATTTTCATCTCTTGTTTTTTTACCACGTTGACCACATGTATCACATGTTTTTCTACCATCTGACAAATAATAACATTTTTTACATCCAGAACAAATTGATAAATTATTCATCATTTCTGGCGTATAATCACACATATATTGGTGTAATTTACAAAATTGTGTGTCGTTAATCCCATAATTACGACAATTCGCGCGAGTTCTATCAATAGCAATACACTTCATTCTCCACCGTTATAGTACTTTCAATCATTGGTCCATTTTTTATTCAATTTTTTACAAAATTAAATAGGATTTTTTACAAAATTGATGGCATCTGAGTTTTATGTTTTTAGAAAGAATACAAACACATTTTATAATACAATTCAAAATATGGAAACCATCCGTATTGCTAAACCGAAACGTATTGTAAAATCGTTTCGATTGTTTGATTATCGTATATTTGATGAAGATGTAGCACCTGTCGCAGAAGAGGATGAAACCGAGAACAGAAAACAATCAAAAGATACAAAACGATTTGTTATCCAAATGTTTGGAATTAATGAGAAAGGAGAATCTTGTTGTATTTTTGTCAATGATTTTCAACCTTATTTCTTTGTTCATGTTTCAAATTCTTTCAATCGCAGTCATCTCAATCGTTTCGTATATAACATAAAACAAGCACTCAATGGTGGAAAACCAATGAAAAACGGGAAATCTTATTATGATGATTCTATTATTGATGCTATCCTAATTGATAAAAAACGTCTCTATGGTTTCACAGCAAATGATACGGACCAATTTGTAAGAATCACGTTTAAGAATACAATTGTATATAATAAAGTACGTAATTTATGGTATACGGGAGAGGGCGATAAACGTCGTATGGACAAAATTGGTAATCCTGTTTGGCCAAATACTGAAATCTATGAAAGTAAAATCTCTCCGTTACTCCGATATTTTCATATTCAAAATATCTCTCCAACTGGTTGGATTAAACTTCATTCTTCTGTTGTCGAATCTCCTGTGAAATCCACTTCATGTACGTTTGAATATATTGTTTCGAAAACACAAGTCATTCCTATGCCAGAAAAAGAAGCCATTGTTCCTTTTAAAATTTGTAGTTTTGATATTGAAGCCAGTAGTAGTCATGGTGATTTTCCTCTCGCACAAAAGAATTATAAAAAACCAGCCATGCAAATCGTGGATTCATTGAAAAAACTAGGAACTATTCAAGAAAACCCCGCCACATTTGCACCTTTATTTTCCAATATGATTTATCGTTTGTTTTCCCTTCCACACTCACTAAACGCAGAAACATGTGCCGATATTGATGTTGTTTATCCTAAAAAACAATTCGCAGAATTCTGTGAACATGGATTCATACAAAAACAAATACAACGATGTTTAAAATATAGTATTCAAACATTAAAAACAGAAGAAAATGAAGTTCAAGTAAAACATCAAACCATTCAGGCTTTTCTAGAAACTCGATTATCTATCAACAACGATTCACAATTAGACAATGAGATTGAAGAAAATGACGGTGAAGACATTGATTGTGAAGAAGAAAGTGAAGGTGAAGAAGGAGAAGGTGAAGAAGGTGAAGGTGAAGGAGAAAATGATGGTGAAGGAGAAAATGATGGTGAAGAGAATTTCACAAACCGTTTTTCAAAACCCATCTCTACGAAATCAATCAAAAAAACAACCAAAATTGCCGACATATTATGCGCCAATGATGATGATTATAGTCGTGATGATAAAATCACATATTTGACTGAAGTCTTGGATGCTATTTTCCCTCCATTAGAAGGTGATATAGTAACCATGATCGGGTCTACTTTTATGCGTTATGGAGAGACAGAACCATATTTGAATACTTGTATTGTTTTAAATAATTGTAATGCGATACCTGGAAGCGAAATCATTGCCGCGAAAACAGAAGTCGATGTTCTTCTCCAATGGCAACAATTAATCCAAAGAGAAAATCCAGATATTATTATCGGATATAATATATTTGGGTTTGATTATGAATTCTTATATCGACGCGCAATCGAAAATGATTGTCTTGTCCAGTTTCTACATTTATCGAGATTAAATCGACAAGATGAACTCGACCATTATACGAAAAAAATGAAAAGAGGTGGACAACTAATGGACATTGAAACTCATAAAATTGTATTGGCAAGTGGAGAATATAGTTTACGATATATCACAATGCCTGGGCGAATTCAAATTGATTTATACGCATATTTCCGACGCGAATTTAATTTGGCATCTTATAAACTCGATGATGTCGCCGCTGAAAATATTAGTGATGATGTTTCGGACCTTATTGATATAGAGCATGAATTTTATGGACAATCTACCGAATTATATACTAAAAACATTGTTGGATTGCATGTTGGTGATTATATTCGTATTGAAGAAACCGTTTTCACTTGTGATTATTATTGTGATGGCAAGAAATTCAATGTTATCGATATTTATGAAAAAGAAGTCGAAGAGAAAACCAAAAAAGGCGAAATGGTGAAAAATAAGAAAAATGTGGTTGTTATTTTGGGACATCACGCAAAAGTCATTGATAGAACCAAGAAAATACGTTGGGGTATGGCCAAAGATGATATT